TCACGGAATCCTCGTCACATCCAACTCTTCCCAAAGCGGTCGGTCGAAATCCGACGGGGCCATACCAATCCGCCGTCCCGTTTCGGCCAGATAGTTTGCGGAGTTATTCCCGTCACCAGGAGGCGCCCATTTATAAATGAGTTGTCGCAACGTGCAGCCGCGGGCGATGTCAAGTGTCACCTGATGGTAGGCTCCGGCGATTCCCGCCGCACGGGAGCTGGCCACCCAGAAGCCATTCTCCACTACGGGATGATCGATCCACGGCGCGGCCCGAAGGTCGCCAGGGTTGTTGTTGCGATCCGGCACAGAGCCGACCGTGAAGAAACCTTCGGCGGTGGCAATGGCCGAAACGAGACGGAATAAAAAAGTGCTAGGGTCTTGGGGAATTACAGACGTACCTGTAGCCATAACGCTCCTAGCGCTACGGCTGCGCCGCCGGTGTAGAATAGAAAATCTTCGAGATCCGAGCCACGAACTTCCTCGGTCTCAAAGTTTTTGTCATACCAGAATTCCTTCACAGCCGCCCACGTGGTGATTAGCAGGGCGCCGATCACCGGCCGACCGAATAATGCGGCCCCACCCCATACGGCGGCAAGCCCAGCGCAGAAGTGTCCGCCTTGAGCGACTTGGTTGAAAAGTTTCGTTGTTATCATACCTGTGCTCTAAAAACTGTCACGAAGTCGCCACTGGCTTACGAAGAGTGATTGTAAGAGTCCAGCCATCCAGCCGTTCGAGTAACTCATTACCATCCGAGGCCAACGCCGTCTTGAGACGGTCGATCAGCTCATCTCCAGCAGCCTGTAGTTTCGATTCGTCTATTAGATTCATGAGTTTATTATACCACGGCGGCTACGCCGACCGCCGCTACGGCTGTGTCGAGAGCGGCCATGACGCGGTAGCCATCAATGGCGCCCATGGCACAGAGTGGACCAGCCGCTACTATCTCACCAGTCTCCTTATCTCGAATCTCTGCTTGAGGGCAGGACTCTAGGGAGTAATGAAGTTGATGGCACGGATAGCAAGGGGCAATAGTTCGGTCTGGCTCTAACGCTTGAGTATTAGTCCAATACTTACATAGGTTTGTTGGGTTGCTATGGGAGAGAAGGAGTATCTTCGGCCGGTTGTAACAAGCCGCTACGTTCATCGCCATGGACTCGGGGCCGAACATCACATCGGCTACAAGGGAGATGAAGGCAATAGTCTTTCGAAGAGGCCACTTACCGCAGGTCCGGACAACCTGCGGATGATCCCATTCAGCCCCGGCAGCTTCTGGACCGCCAAGGAGGAACACGACGACGTCGGGATGCCGCGAGAGCCAATCGTCGAGGACGGGTGCCGCGAGCGGATACTTCTTATGATGGGAAGAGCCATTCACACCCCAACCGATAAGGATCTTCCCGATGTATTCCTTTCTAAGCGTTTCGGCTTCTCGGCGTTCCGCCGGTGAGAAGAACATCTCTCCGCGAGTACCGTGTAACTCTGAATAACCGCCGAGCATCATTGTCTGGTCGTAGTAGTTTGTGCTACCGCATGTGGCTTCGCGATGAGCCTGGGTGGTAAAGAAATCTCTGCGGCCTTCTACTTTAAGGAGCTTGCCTTCGATGGATTCGGAGAGATTGATGTATCGGTCGTAATCGGTAGCCCATTCAGCCCAGTACTGGCCGAGATCTTTGTTTGGAATTGCCTCACGTTCCTGGATGATGATGTTGGAAACGTAAGGATTACCGTCGAGGACAGGAGCGGCGTACGGGGTAATGTTCATCGTCACCTCGTAGCCATCGGCGGCGAGCTGCTTAATGAGCGGAGTGATCATTACCATATCCCCGAGAGCACCATACCGACAGATACAGGCTCGCTTCGCTGCCTTCGGCCGGATGGGGTACATCGTACCACGAGAGCCGGCCACCTTCTTGGCGATGACGCAGACGTCGGTACCACGGGTTTCCGAGTACTTCATACGCCAGGCTCCGGCCTGAGTGAGTAACTGAAAGGCGGAGTCCTCAGTAAATATGGTGGTGACGGCCGGGTGGGCTTGGTCGGTTCGGAAGTACATCACTACATGACCGCCAGTACGAAGCTTTGAGGCCAGCTCCCGGAACAGCGCAGCGGGGTTCGGCGCGACGCCGAGCATCGGTCCAACCACGAGGTGGTCGAATACACCGTCCTGAAACACGTCGACCCGGCCGTCGCATACAGCGACGTTCGGGTTCGGCATGATGTCAGTATTGATGGAGAACTTACCGGGTGCGGTGGCAACCTTCGGAAAGATGTCGTCTCCGACACCGAAGGCTAGACCACGGCCTGTGAGGTAAGCGATGCTTCTGAAGCGGACCCAAGACTGAGTGGCGGGAGGTTTAGGCGTCCCAGGATTCATCTGCATCGTCTCCGACGGCGGCGGGTGGTGTGAATTGGATGTTGAAGAGAAACATATTCTTGAACGCCTGATAGGCGCCTCGGAACTTACCACGATGTGGTTTCAGGTGGGTACGAAGCTCTCGAACGGATTGATTCAGTAGGGCGTCACAGACTTCACAGCGAAGGAACTGTATCTCGGCTCCGGCGGTACGAAGTTCGGACCAACCCGGCCACGCCGAAGGTTCGGACTTCTTAGTCTGAGGAGCGACTTCCTTTACGGTAATGAGAAATCCTCCGCCATGTTCCATATCCATATGGCGGAGCATTGCACTAGCTCCGGGGATGAGGTTAGTCTTGCAGGACTCGTCTGCCGGATGGCCTGGTAGGACATCACAGCGGATGATGGTCGGTCGGAGACCGGCCTTATCGAAGACGTCCCATTTGGTGTATTGCGAGGCCGCACGGGTCTTCGACGGAGTTTCGGGCTCGGCCACGGCTGCCGCCGCACTCGGCACGGATTCTTTGATTGGCATATGTTTTCCTTTAGGTGGGGAGGTTACCCTCCCCCGATTTTAGCTGGAAGTAGAAGTAGATGTCCCGGTACTGGTACCGGCGGGAACATCAAATGCATTGACAGTAGCATCTGCGGTTTTGACTGACGCATCGATAGAATCCACGATGGCTTGCTGAGCCGGGGTAAGCCCGGTAGCCATAAGCGCATTGATGCTTGCCTGAGCACGGGCCAAGGCGGCGGATACGTCGCTGTTAAACTGGTTGAAGTCACTCTGGAGAGTTGTGAGATCTGCCATTATTCGTTTTGTCCTTTCATTAATCTGTCTAAGTAGTGTTGCAATTTCACAAAGATCAATCCATTCTTGCACTATGGACTCCCTTCGTGTCAGAATGTTGGGGCGGTAAGCTGCCGCCCCTCAGTCACCTGTACTGGTGAGATACAACGATTACCCAAGAGGAGTGATGAACTGCTCTTGCTGTTCGAACGAGATGACGTACTTACCGGCAGTTCCACCGGACGCAGTGAACGTACCGATGAGACCCATGGTGGGTTCGCCATTCGCAGAGAACACGGCATTGGCCGCCGAGGTGATTACTCCCGAAATAACCTGCGAAGCAGTCGCCGTGGTAAGCACGGCAGTGCCAAAGGTATTCGTCCCGTTTAGGAACGACAGAGTGAGAACAGTAGCGGAGACGTTTGGAGCAACCTCGCAGACTAACTGAATGTTACCAATCTTCGTTCGACGAGCAAACGCCGGCAACATCTGCGACACGGTCTGAGCGATGGTGTTCGACGCAGTACCGGCACCGGTAGAGGTGCCGAAGTCGAAAGCCCCAAGGTCGATTAGAGGACGAGCGTAGAATTTTTGATCAGAGTATCCCATTGGTGTTCTCCTTTACGCGCTCGTTACGTAGACTAAATGCTGCTCAACATCTGTTGCATAGCTCCAAACGATCTTGAAGCCTAACAACGAATACCAGGCAAGCCCTTGGTCACGTCCGAAGTCAGTCGGAATCTTCACACGGATCTCTTCGGGAACGGCAACCGCCTCGTAGACGATATCCGAACCGAAGAAGATCGCCTGCCCGTAGGCCGTCGAGCTTCCGATAGTGTTGCTGAGGAACCCAGTCTCTTCAACGAAACGGGTCATGTAATAGTTACCAACTTCACCATTGAAGATGTTAGTGGAGAACTGGACCGTGTACTTGGACACGTCCACCCACCCACCGGTACCGGTATCGGAGTGCATCCCCGACAGGGCGCCGACCGAGCAGATAGCCACGTAATTGCGGCCATCGTACTTCGGAATCAACTTCTTCTTCATGAAGTCCACGATGGACCGGGTGTTGGCGGCCGTGAGGTTCGAGGCGGCCACAGCGGTTGCCGTGCCGTTCGTAGTGAAGATCACGGAGTTCGTGGCGGTTTGCACTGCCACGAAATCGGTCGCGATGTACTGAGTGCCACAAGCACTCTCCAGAACTTTCACCATGTCGTCCCGAAGCTTCTGTTCGCTAACAGGTTCCAGTTGGAACTGTGCGAGGTTTTGCAGCTTCTGAGTGAACGGAATAGAATTACCGTACTCGAAGATCTGCCCTGTGCCCTGGTTGGTGACGAAGTTCGTCTCGGGAATGGTGTTGGTTTCCACGAGCGTTCCGCCCTGAGTCGCAACGTTACCTGCCTTATCGAACAACCACGTGTCGCCACGTTGCTTGCCGATAGCTTCCTTCACATCAACGAATTGACGGAAGCGAAACATGGGCTGCGCTACGTGCCGCAACCGTTCAGACAGATAAGGCTGAGACCAGTTACCACCTAGGGTGTTAATACTATATACTTGTCCAGGCATTGCCTGCTCCTAGTGATGCCGCCGGCTGTCTGCCGGGTCGGCTGGAATTATACAGCCAGCCCCCGATTCGCGTTCTCCCGTTGCCGGCGTGCTTCGAAATATGCCTCAGTAGACTGCGGCTGAGGTTCATTATTCGATGGCGTACCTTGTACGGTGGAACTAATCGATTGCGGAGGCAAGGTCGTAGACGATAAGATCTCGCGATTGCGGACCATCGCTTCGGCCTTTCCAGAACCACGGATGCTCTGGACTACTTTACGTGCGGACTCGGTGGCGTCGAGGACAGCCCGTTTATACTCGCGTATGGCGTCCTCGGGAGTGCGTATCGTGCCAGCGGCGGTAATTGCTGAGAGGCGTTGGGACGCATCCGCAGCGATCATACCTTCCAGAGGTACCAATTCTGGATTCGCGGCTTTAAGTTCATTAACAAAAGATTCAGCCTGTGCTTCAAGACGTACGGTTTGGCGAGTGCGCTCGACGGCTTCAGCGATGAGTTGTGGAGATTGCTTGGCGGCAATAGCTGCGGCTAATGCATCCTCAGCGGCGGCAATATTACCATCACGAAGGTATTTGACCCAACCGGGTTCATCGGCCGCCACGGGCGGCGGCGGAGCCTGTGTTGGTCGGCCGACCTGAGCTTTTAACCCAGCGATCTCGTGCTGCATGGCACGAAGCGTCTCGACGGCTTGGGCAAAAACCTCGGGGGGAACTACGTTACCGGCGGGAGCTGTGGGTTCCGGCGAAGCTGTGCCCTGCGCTGGCTCAGCCGGTGTAGCCGGTTCAACAACATCGGCCGGAGGTGGTCCCCCGTAGTGCTTCTCATACAACGCACGACGGGCTTCATCCTGAGGCGTGGGTTGGGGAGCAGCAGAAGTAAGTTGCGGTTCGGTGACAGGTGCCTGTTCGGTAGGCGCGGTGACTGTAGTGGGTTCGGGCATGATTATTCCTTTATTGGGTTATAGTAAGTAATCCAGACACAACTCGAATCTGACTGCCGGCCGAAAGCGTACTAACACCTACGACTGCGCTATTAGGTGGTAAGGCCGTGGGAGTAGTGGATGTACCTTTTAGCACGCCGGATGAATTCAACTCTTCCACCACGGTCTGGATTATGGTAGAAAGAGATGAGGCATCAATCTTGCCGGGAATAATACCGGCTGAAGATAACGCATCAGCTACAGGCTTCAGCGCGTTTAGTACGGTCTGGAGTTTTGTGTTTCCAGTCTTCGAGCCGAACAAACTCTCGATGTGAGTGACCAGCGATGTGATCACCGGCTTCAGCAGAGGTAGAGCCGCACTAATTAGTGGAAGGGCTATTGATGCCATCGGCGATATTAACTCCTTGTAGGCGAAGTTCTTGGACGGCTCGCCCACCTCGGGCGAGTATGTCTTCCATAAGCTTCGTGACGAAATCCAGCCCGTAGATCTTACCAGCCAACTGTTCGCGGGTAATCGTAACCGGACCTTCGGCACCCTTCACCTGGACCGGACGGCCAAGGGTAGCCTCGACGAGCAGTTTCGTATACATCTCTCGCTCGCGTAGCAACGCGGGACGGATGGTTTCCGTCCACGCTACGTGATCGAGAAGAGACGCCAGATCCTGAGCGCGGTAAGCATCCAGGAACGGATCGTTACCTCGACGACTCAGAGAGAACTCCCACGAGTCATCTTTACGGTGTACTGGTTACGAGCGTCCATGTTATGTCCACCAGTCGGCGCACGGCCGGTACTTCC